TTCCAGGAAGTGTTTTTTCTTGAGTGTATCGATAACAGTTACCCGGGATGTCTCTGAATGGAAGGATAGCCAATATCGGAGAGCTACGCGGGTATGTTTCGATAATGGCACTTCGAATCGGCTCATTAGGAGCAAGTTGCTTAGCCTGTTCAATAAGTGTGTACGCCATGATATTTCACCTTTCTTATTTGTTAATACCGTTTTGTATCGCAGCTTCCATTCTTTCCTGTGGAGTCATTTTTACGTAATCTACAGAACCACCACCGCCGCCGTTTGTTCCGCCATGAGAACCGCTGCCGTTTGCACCAGACCCCTGAAATGCAGGAGAGTAAATCTTGTTGCCCTTCATTTCGGAGACAAGCTCTGTAATGCTCATCGGGTCAGTTGAACCGGACTTGTTGGTAATGCGAACATTCCCGTTTGCATCAACTACCTCAACGACATATTCGCCGTTGTCCAGACGTTTCATCCGTGTAAAGCTTCGGACGTGTGGAAGGAGCAGCTCAACAACACCTTTGTTATCAGAGATTGCCTTGACGGCTGCTGATTCAACCAAGAGCTTCTCAATCTGCTTGGTCATCAAGCTGATCGATTCATCCCGCTTGCTGATTTCGCTTACATGTTTTTCGGTCAGTTGCTTTTTCAGGGCCTCAATCTCGGCTTTGGTTTTTTCGTCGTGATTGCCCGTCCCGAGCTTTTCGAGTTTCTCCAAAGCCTCTTTTGCCTTTACCGGGTCTAATCCCTCAAACGCCTTGACGGTGTTTTCGAGTCTTTCCCGCGTTGCCCGCTCAGACGACAGCGCCGTTTTCAGCCCCTTCACGTTTTCCAACGCGAAATCATTGACCGGCGATACATCAAGCAAAAACGTCCCGTCCTGCTGTTTCTTGTACTCGGCTTTTAACGGCTCACTCAGCTTGTCAAACGCTTCTTGATTCAATACGGCTAACAGTGACATAATGACTCCTTGCCAGCTTCCCGCCGGCTGAATAACAGCTTCCCGCTGCCGGGCGTCCCGCCCAAAGTTGCGACTATATTTTTGAGAGCAACACGCATCTCAATACTCCGTAAAAAATGCGGGCATAAAAAAAGGCAGACCGATAGAGGTATAGCTCTATACAGCCTGCCGTTAATTATCTTGACCCCGATTGCTTACCCGTCGGCTTGCAACCAGACCCGCGTATTATTCAATTGTCTTTCCGGATTATGCCGGAATCTTTTCTATCTTTCGAAGCTGTTCAAGAGACAACAGCTTCCCATCCCGCGTAAATCGGTCTATGCTGACTTGGCCCGATCTGAAATACTCGGCCCGCGTCTTGCCCAATACATCATCCTGAAACTCTTTGGGCTGAGTTTTAAGCCACGACCCATAGGTGAGCTTGTCCGATACCTGGCCGTTCATGCTGGATCGCGTACCGTCCGGAGCTTCTTTGAGATTGATTCCCAATTCTTTCCAAGACTTCAAAATCGGCACAACCTGCGTCCTGCAATTAAAATGAAAAGGAGGTCTCGGCCCTTCACCGACAGGATAAACTTTGCCATCATACCCCATGCAGGTCTCTGTGGTTCGACCATCAAGCGTAGCAACCAACTGCTCACCCTTGATAATGTCGTCGTTTTCTTTGAACAATTCCGACCGGGCCGTCTGACAGGCGGATGCAACCGATGTTCTCACGACCGACTCGATGTTTCGGCGGCTCTCATTCAGAATACCATCGGTAAAGCCAGCCGCTTGCGTACCTCGAATCCGGCGTACAATGTGATAATAGCTTTCGCCTTGAGCAATGCCGATACTGACCTGCTGCATAAATCGCTGTGCGGTCTGCGTCTTCATCCCGTCGAATAGTTCTGTAAGCGGCTTTCCGTAAACCTTTAGGTTTGTTGACAGAGACGCCTTTAGGGTTCCCAAATGCGGCATTCTGAAATCAAATTCAATGGGGACAGCATCGGACAAAGCGGCCTTATACCACTGCGCATCAGTAACACCGATAGATCGTAACCGGTCGGTATAATCGGCCTGAATACTCATGTATCCCTTTGTGGTGATAACCCTGACGGCTTCATAGAGTTCTTTGAGGCGTTGCTCTGATAGAGTGCCTCGCCCTAAATAGCGTTCAAGTTTCGCCAGTAAATCCGGCTCAATAGACTTATTGAAAAACGCCACAAGCTCATTGACCTCGTGACTTTTCAGGCGTTCCAGATAAACCGAATGCCTGATGGCGTTTTCCAGCATGACTTGATTGGAGGATTTAAGCATTTTCCTGTCCCCCGTCATCACTGCCATACATACCGGCATAACTCAACTTCGGCGGCTCTGAATCGATACGCTCGATTTCTTCCTGTACATCGATATTGTCCGCAATCAACGCGCGACGCTTGACCTCTCGCAAGAATGTATCGCGGGAAATCTCTCCGGCCTGACGCATGGTAATCAGCGATTTAATATCTTCTGTGGCCCGAACCCCAAACCCGAAGTCGCTGTAGATAGAAACGTCAAAGTCTTCTGGCAGTTCTTCGCCAATCCATTTTGCCGCCAACTCATACGATTGTTTCAGTGCCTTGCTCAGTGCATTGATCCATGACTGCAATGAACACTGACTTTTCGATTCATCGATGGATTGTCCTGTTGCCGTCTGATTGCCGGGCCTGCTCATCAGCGGGTCAAGGCCCAAAGTTATCATGCGTTCTTCAATATCCATGACACCCTGACGGCAAGCACTGGTAGATTGACCGGAATGCTCGATATACTTCCCGTCTGCGTCTGGATTGGTAGAGCTTATCTTTCGACCCGGCCCGATGATGACTTCATTTTCAATCTCTTCACCTGAAAGCCCCTTGATAAACAGTATCGGCCATGACAAATAGCGATAGGCGTTTTTTAAATCGCTGTTCTGATGCCAGTGGTCAAGGTTTGCCCACGCCAAAGGTTCCATCACAGGAAATGCCTGCATGTATCCGGTTTTATTGATGTAACAGGTAATCAAAGGGACTCCGCCGAAAGTATGCGTCCCTGATTCTGTCATAACATACTTTTCTTCTTTTTCCTGCTTTTCGTGAATCTCCCACGTATTACGGGTAAAGACGCGGATTCTCTCTACGATCTTTGTGCCATATACACCATCGTCAACATCGACGACTTCTTTGTACCGAATCTGACTGAGTATCTTTTGACCGTTTGAATCTTTGTAGTATTTCCAGCCGATGAGATTTTCGGGTTTGATATGAACAAAGTACGGCCGTATGTCGTTTTCCTGTTCTGCTGCAATTGATAGAGGCTCTCCGTTTTCTGTATTCATGGCAGGATGATCAACCAGAATATGAGTTAGTCCACGGTCAATAAGCGTGTCAATACATTCTTTAGCAAACTGCGTAAGGTTTGTCCCGTTCTTGTCGCAGTTGTCATACATCCGAGAAAGCAACTCCGAGTTCAATTCTCCTTTGAGCGTTACTTCGCGCGAGAACGGGCGGGCCGACAAATCCTCACAGGTGTCTTTATATGCATCAAACAGGATAGAGCGATTCAAACGATTCTGATACGAAAGAATATCCTCTTTTGGCTCCTTTGGAAGCCATTGAACGCCCGCCTTACGCATGGCAAGCGTTCCGCCTCGAAGATCGTCAATCAATCGCCAATGCTCATGCATCACGTTGTACGCATTGCATGGAGTGGCAACAGGATTTTCACCGGCTATCGTCATTGATCTCTATTGACCTTCAAATTCTCTCCGCAAGGTCTGCGGATAATCTCATTCTTTAGCTCTAACGCAATATCTCTGGCGTCTTTAGCGTTCTTATCCACTGCCATAATCGCCTGAGTATTACCCATCACAACGATATTGTTTCTGTCAATCACAGCCAATAGCTGCTTGATGAGCCAGATCACAATTCCCAATAGTGCTACGCATAATCCCGCAAAGCCAAATTGCATGATTGGCTGCATAATCGTTGTCGTTTCGCTTGGTGTCATTACACGTCCCTTCTTTACATCGAGCCGCTGCTTGCTTTATAAACCTTAGTACCCACGCGATACCTGGTTTCATCTCCAACATGATCCTCAGCCTCAGTATCAACATCATCTAAGTTACTATCATCTCTCGGCAAAACAGGTACAGTCCTTATAAACTGACGGCACGTATCAAAGATAAATAGACCGGGGCCGTCCTTGGTGATGGCATTATTCAATCTTGCTCTGAGCATTTCCCATCCATTGATTCGGCTGCCCGGCCCCTTGTTTGCTTTACGCCAATATACACCCTCTGCCGACATTTTGTCTGCGATACAGTTGCCGTCTTGATTGTCCCAAATTGATGAATCAGCCGGGCCAGTATAAACAATCCGGCACAAGACTTCTTTTTCATATTTGCGAATCTTTACGGCAATGTCTCGGGCAAGCTCCTTTGTTCCTTCGTTCGGCTTGCCATTCCATCCGTACAACTCAGCGATACGAAACAAGTCTCCGCGTTTTGTACTTCTCGTTCTTCCGTCAACGGTAATATCGCAGCCGTCAGACTCCGCCCACCAACCAACCGAATAGGGCTTTGAGCTTCCCCAGTCAAACGATCTGTCAATTCGCCATGTTTCAGGGATGACAAACGGTTTTACGATATGGATTTTTGGATTCCAAACATCATCGAACATGCCGCCTGCCACAATATCCCAGTCGCCGTAGAGCCATGCTTGCTTGACAACGCCGGTCTGTGATTGAATGTTTTTGATGTAATCGGGGTCATTTTTGGAAAGCAAAAGATTCTCACTGATGTCTCCGTGTATGCAGGTTCGCTCACGTCCGTCTTCGTCCTGAATCACAAAGCATCGCGGAGCCGGGTCAATAAACCGGGCCTTAACCCAGTTATGCCCCTTTCCGAGCGGATTGCAGGTAGCCCTAAAACGTCGCGGCATTCCGGCATCTGTTGACCGGCAGATAGACATGAGTTTCAGGTACAGCTTGTCATCTGCCCAGTTGGTCAGTTCATCAAAGCCTACCCATGGGTAAGCGTGTCCGTGATAATTCCAGTAGTCAGATTCAATTCTTGCGTGCCTGAAATAGAGCTTTTCACCTTCCGGGAAAGTCCATTCGTGTTTTGATATGTTGTAGGTTGCGTCTGGGAAAATCTGACGAAACCATTTTAGGCTCTTTGTGATAACATCGTCAAGGTTCGGATATTTTTCGCGGAAAAGAATACCGCGCCATGCAGGGCCAAATCCACGCCCTACATATTGGGCAAAATCCATCAATAGGCAATCGGTTTTACCCGGGCCACGGGATCCCTCGTAAAGACACTCAAAGATCGGGCAACTCAGGAATAACTCCTGAGAAGAATTCTCATACGGCTGCCAGATAACATCTATACCGGCTGAGGCGTCTTCGATTGTGCTTTTTTGAGCCATTCGTTTTTATCCACACCGGCAGGAACCATCAATACGCCGGATTTGATTTCGCCACTGTGTTCGATTTCCTGTTTGTCCTTCCATCGCTTCGAGTTCCGGTTCTTCAACCAAAACATCTGGGCAAGAACATCGGGAGGCATCTTCTTTTTGAGCTTGCGGACTTTGGTTACCCCGTTCGATTGACGTTCAACAAAATCCTCATCGTACTCGTATCCTATGGCACGTTTCAAAAGAGCATTTTCAACATTCGACGTGTCAAACTCGTCCTTCCCGCGCGTGATGGACTCCAGAAAATCTTTGTGTGCGCGCTTCCAGTCATTCAGTGTTGATTCGGCGATATTGAAAAACTCTGCAATCTGTTTATCTGTTAACCCTTGCTTGCAAAGGAGATAGGCTTGCTCAATATACTCTTGCTTAAATAATGTTGGACGACCTTTTGGTGCCTTTGCAGGTGGTCGTTTTGAAATTGTGCTTTTCTTTTTCGTTTGTTTTGCCATAGTCAATATCACTGTGTTACATACTCTTAACCCTTTACCTATTAACCACTTATTAACTACTGTATAGATAAATTAGATAAGCTTTATGATTTAACTATACCTCTTGTCAATGGGTTAAGGTGGAGGCTAAATTTACCCCACCCCCAAAATATGCGCATAAAAAAGGGCCGACCCACGAGGCCGACCCTGACACGAAAAGGAAAAACGAAATGTCCGTTTACTTGAATTTCAAGAGGTCTTTCTTGATATAGTACTGGCATCCAGCCAGCTCATTCGTAACATCAGCCAGAAACATTTTCCAGTCGATCTTGCTTTCTGTCTCTTTGTCGTGATTCAACTTGCCCACCTTCCAGAAACTGACATAGGGCTTTAAGCATCTGATAAGCCGTATGGCCGCTTCCGCGTCCACCACCGGCTCAACGGATACCCACGTGTATATTCCCCGCCTGTGGGCTTCCTGGACAGCCTGAATCCTTTCTGAAATGGGGGTTGCTCCGGGTTCCCAATGCTCTCGAAGGTCTTCACGGTCAAAGATGATCGTACTGCCGAATTTCCAACCGGGGTTTCGGGCCAGAATATCAAAGTCCTGAGCCGCCCTCATTCCACCTTTGGTCAACACGTTTACCCGCTTGAATCCGTGTTTTTCGCAGATCAATAAGGCTTTTCGGGTCAATGCTGCTGCTTCGTCGCTCTGATATGGGTCTGACATAAAACAAAACAATAGCTCTTTCTCGCACCCGGCCAGCTTCGCGGCCTCCCTGTCAAGCTGTTTCAGGATGTCTTTTCGGGGCTGCGGGT